GAGAACGATGACCCGGTACCTCCCGAGCCGGACAAGAATCTCTGGGCCTCGGCCGTCGCGCCGGGAGCCTCCACCAACAACAAGGACCGCGGCCGGAACGTTGCCAAGGTGGCGTTCACGGTCTACTTTTTCCCGGCCAAGGATCTCCGTGATGGAGACAACCTCCGAGTCCTCGGCACCCTCTGTGACATCGTGGTCCAGGACTGGCGGAGCCCGTACTCTGGCCGCCGGGGCCTTGAGGTCCTCTGTAGCTCGGGCAAGGGGTAGGCATGGCCAAGACACCATCGTTCCGACTGGACCGTAAAGGCGTGAGTCAGCTTCTCAAGACCACCCTGGGCTCCGTGGCCAATGAGGCCGCCGAGGCCTTGGGTGCCCAGATCCGCGCCGACCATCCCGAGATCGCCCCCGAGGACGTGAATGTCCAGCGGTACACCACCGACCGCGGCGCGGCCTCTGTCATGGTCCGTGACAGTCGCGCGCGTGAACTCCAGGTCCGTGACGGCCTAATCACCAAGGCGGCGGCCAAGATCGGCCTGGAGGTCAAGAGCAAGTGACGGACGTGTATGTCCCCGAGGCCGCGGGCGCGCGGCTCCTCAAGGACCACCTCAAGCTCCACATGAGCACCAAGTACCCGGCGCTCACCTACGGCCTCGGCCTGGATAAGGACTGGACCCCGGAGTCCGCGCCGACGCTGGCCGTGTTCGATGACTCGGGGCCGGTGGATTCGGCGTTTGGCGGCCGTCTGGTCACCACCCGGCCGACACTCCGCGTCGTCGTGTGGTCGGACTCCCGGACCCTGTCCGGCAACATCGCGGCCTACGCGCTCGGACAGGCCCTCTCACGGCGCGCCGAGGGTTTCTCCCAGATCCTCCCCGGTACCGCGCTCCTGGACTCCAGAGACACCACGAACGGCGGGATCATGGTGTCATTCGCCGTTCGGACCCGACTCCGGGTTACCCTGGTGACCGAGCCATGAGACTCACGACACCGCACAACATGACGAACAACGAGACCCTTGGAGGGCACAGTGGCGGGTAATCCGGCAAACGTCAAGATCTGGGAGGACGCGGATGTCCGCATTTTGAAGCCCTCCGACATCACCGCTCCCGATACATTCTCCAGCCTCATCCCCGCGGACATTGACGCCGCGTTCGATGACGCTTGGCTCCTGGTGGGCCTCCTGGATGGATCGGACGGTTTCGGTGAGTCCCGCGAGTGGGACGAGACCGAACACACCGCGTGGGGTTACGGCCTCATCAAGGTGTCGTCTCGCAACTTCAAGATGACGCGCAAGTTCACCGCGCTGGAGTCGAACGCCATCACGGAGTACCTGTACTCCCCCGGCGACACGGCGACCAAGGTTGTGGTGGCCAAGCCCGCGTACGTCTACATCGCGTTCGAGACCACGGCCGACGACACCAGCAAGGAGCGGCTCATCACCACCGTTCCGGCCCGTGTCACCGCGCCGGAGTCGAACCGCAATGAGGAGGACCTGGCCTCCAAGGAGTTCACGGCCAACATTTTCCCGAACTCGGCCAAGGAGCTGTTCCACAAGCTGGTCAGCGCATGAGTGAGGGCCTAGTCCGGGTGGAGTACCTCAAGGAGCACGGGACACGCGCCAAGGGAGAGATCCGGCGCGTGGACCCCGTCTCCGCGGAGTCGCTCCTCAAGGCCAAAGCGGTCAAGCGCGCGCCGGAGCCCAAGGCCTCGGTCCCGGAATCCGTTGAGACGGAGACCGGCCAGCAGGACCCGCCGGTGGACGACACGCTCCCCCCGGAGTAACCCAGTTGTGGCCCCGGCCTGTTTACGTGCGGTGGACAGGCCGGGGTCACTTCACACCGCACAACACCGCACACCCGAGGAGATCCCCGTGGCCCGTATGCCATCGGACGCCGAGATCCAGGCCGTAGGCCAGAAACTCGGCCACGGACCCGGTCCGTATCCCACCAAGCTCCGCGCACAGTTGGCCAAGGTCATCCAGAGCGCCGGAGAGATGGAGATCCAGGAGCGCAAGGATGAGGCCGTGGCGGTCTCATTCGCCTCACGGCTGGAGCAGATCGCGGCGGATCTCCGCCGTCACAATTTCTCGGCAACTGGAGCCGAGGAGATCGCGGCGGCAATCGCGCCGACCGTGTATCGAGAATCCCAGAAACAGGAGAACACCGCACAATGAGCACTGACAACACCGAACCACGCCGGTACGCCGAGGACGTGGACCTGGACTCCCAGTTCCCTGGCGCGGCACTCCGCGCGCCGGAGCCGGAGCACGACTCCCCCGAGCCCGTGGAGCTGTCCGGCGTGGACGCGCTCCCCGAGGATCTGGACCCCGACTACGCCGAGTTCCTCCGCCAGAAAAAGGCCAAGGCCTCGGTCATCCCGGATCACGCTCCCCGGCCCCAGGACCGCAAGGCCAAGGCCTCGGATGAGCCGGAGGAGGAATACCCGAACGCCGTCATGGATGAGGCAACCGGGATTCTCATGGTGACCATCCACCATGACGGCCTGGAGCTGTCGATCCCTGCCGATCCCGAGGACTGGCCGATCCTGGCCACCCGAGCGTTTGAGCAGGGCAAGATCATCACCGCGATTGAGAACCTCCTGTCCACGCGGGAGTTCATCGCGGTCACCTCCAAGAACTATCGAAACAAGGACTTCGGCAAGCTCTACGAGCGGCTGGCCAAAGCCGGAGGGTTCGACAACTCGGGAAACTGAGGGGCCTCCTCAAGCTCCTCCGGGAACACCCCGACCTAGTGGAGGCCGATATGTCGGCCTACCACAACTTGGATCTCCGGGACCGCTGGCGCTATGAGGAGGTCATCCTTGCTAGCGGCCGGAGGGTCCTCCTCCGCAAGCTCACCACCCGCATGATCTACGTCCGTATGCGGCACGGGCTCCCTCCAGAGTCGGCGCTGGCCATCCATTTCAACGGCGGCAAGTGGCCCTGGAAGCTCACGGACCACCTCCTGGCGGACCTCTGGTTCCTCCACCGGCAAGAGCTGGAGGGCAAGAAAGCCAAGGATCACCCGAGCCGACCCAAGCCGGGGACGAGATCCCAGATGTCCGCCGAGCGTGCCCGTAAGATGAGGGACGCGCGGCGGAGAGCGGCGGCCGAGCAAGCCAAGAGGAATTACCGGAGGTCACAGGGTGGCGGATAGCGCGAACGTCGGATATGCCTCCGTACAGGTGATCCCGGTTGTCAAGGACATCGGCAACAACACGGCCACCCAGCTCGGCGTACCGATGGCCAAGGCCGGAGAGGCCGCGGGTAAGGCCGCCGGTGCCGGAATCGTGAACGGCCTGTCCGCGTCCAAGGCGGCCGTGGAGAAAGCCTCCGCCGGTATCGCGGCGGCCCGTCGCAAGGAGGAGGACGCGGCGGGCAAGGTCCGCACCGCGGAGGCCCAGCTCCAGAGCCTTCGATCTCGGGGGATCACCGACGTGGGCCGACTCACGGCCGCGGAGGAGAAAGTGGCCAAGGCCCGCCGTGATGAGGCGGCGGCCTCGGACAAGACCAAGACCGCTACGGCGGACCTGGAGCGTGCCCAGAAAAAGCACGCCGACACGCTCAACGGGACGGCGTCGGCCAGCAAGAACGCGGCCAGCGGGATCACCCAGGTGGGTGACGCGTCCGACTCCACCGCCGGGCGGGTCCGAGCGTTCTCCCTCGGTGCCGTCGCCGGTGCCGGTCTGGCCATGCTGGCGGACAAGGCCGTGGAGGCCGTCAAGTTCATCGGTGAGATTGGCGAGACGTTCGAGGTAGTCCGGTCCAAGATCCAGCTCTCCACCGGCGCGTCCGGCGCGGCCCTGGAGGGCCTCACCGAGTCCGTCAAGAACGTGGCCAAGGGCTCCCCTGCGTCCATCGGAGTCATCTCCGAGCGCATGACCCAGCTCTACCAGCGGACCGGGCTCACCGGCGAGAGCCTGGAGACCCTCACCAAGCAGGTCAACAAGGCCGGAGCCGCGCTCGGCCAGGATCTCGACATCCGTACCATCTCCCAGTCCATGGCCGCGTTCGGCGTCCAGGGTAAGGACATGAGTGGCGTCCTGGACGATATGTTCCGGGTGGCCCGCTCCACCGGCGTGGGCATGAATGAGCTGGCCGGATCGGTGATCCGCGCCGCGCCGAGCCTCCAGGAGTTCGGGTTCTCCCTGTCCGATTCGGTGTCCCTGGTGGGCAACCTGGACAAGGCCGGTGTGGACGCCAGTTCGGTACTCCAGACGTTCGGTAAAGGCCTGGTCTCCATCGCCAAGGCCGGACAGTCTCCCAAGGAGGCGTTCAAGGACGTAACCACCCAGATCCAGGGGTTCATCAAGGCCGGTGACACCGCGGGCGCGGTGAACGTCGCCGGTAAGATCTTCGGCACCAGGGGCGCGGTCCAGTTCGTCAACGCGGTCAAGTCCGGCCAGCTCAACATGGAGCAGCTCAACGGGACTACCAAGATCGCCGGTGACTCCATCATGGACGCCGAGGGTGCCACGGTCACGTTCGCCAAGGTCTGGGGCCTGTTCAAGAACAACGTCATCATCGCGTTGGAGCCGCTCGCAACGCGGTTCTTCCAGGTGTTCATTGAGGGCCTGTCCTGGCTCAAGACCAACGGCACCAACGCTCTCACGTCGCTCACCGCCGTCCTCACGCCGGTGTTCGACGCCGTCGCTCCGCTGGCGGACCGGATATTCCCCGCGCTCGGGACGGCCATCTCCGGCGTCGGGACCGCGGTCACCGCCGTCACCGGCTGGATGAACGACCACCGGACCACCATGGCCGTGCTCGGCATTGTCGTGGCCACCATCCTCACCCCATACCTCATCACCCTCGGCGTCCAGTGGACGATCATGGGCGGCAAGGCCGTGGTGGCCGGTGCCCAGAACGCCGCGGCGTGGGTCACGCTCCGCGTGGAGGCGGCCAAGTCGGCCGTCATCGCGGTGGCCTCGGCCTGGAAAACCGTGGGCGGCTGGATTCTCATGGGTGCCCAGGCCGTGGCCCAGGGTGCCCGCGCGTCGGCCGCGTGGATCGCCTCCGGCGCTCGGTCGGCCGGTGCCTGGATCGCTCTCCGTCTCGGTGCCATGGGCGCGTTCCTGGCCACCGCGGCCAGTGCCGTGGCCCAGGGTGTCCGTACGTCGGCGGCCTGGGTGGCCTCGGGCGTCAAGTCGGCGGCCGGTTGGGCCGCCATGAAAGCGGCGGCGGTCGGTTCGTTCATCGCCACCGCGGCCGGTGCCGTCGCCAACGCGGGACGCACGGCGGCCGTTTGGGTGGCCAGCAACGCGCGTATCGCCATCACGACGGGCATTGCCACCGCGGCGTTCATCGCCCAGCGGGCGGCCCAGATCGCGGGCACCATCGCCACCGGCGCGCTCACCGCGGCCCAGTGGGCTCTCAACGCGGCTATGTCGGCCAACCCCATCGGCCTCATCATCGCGGTGGTGGTGGCCCTGGTGGCCGCCATTGTGCTGGCGTACAAGAACTCCGAGACGTTCCGCAACGTGATTCAGGCCGCTTGGAACGGTATCAAGGTGGTCATTGCCGCGGTCTGGGGATGGCTCTCCACCACGGTGTTCCCCCTGTTCCAGGCCGCCATACGGACCATCGGGTCCGTGGTGATGTGGCTCTGGAACAACGTCATGCAACCGGCCTGGAACGGCATTCGGACCGTGATCGGTCTCTGGTGGACCGGCGTACAGATCTACTTCCAGTTCTGGCGCTCGGCCATAAGCCTGGCCGGTGACGTGGTCATGTGGCTCTGGAACAACGTGATCTCTCCGGCGTTCAACGGTATCGGCTCTGTGATCTCGGGCGTCTGGTCCGGCGTCATCTCCCCCATCTTCACCGGGTTCAAGGCCGCCATCCAGGCCGTTGGCGACATCGTCAACTGGCTCTGGAACAATGTCATGATCCCGGCGTGGGACGGGATCAAGAACGCCATCTCCACCGTCTGGAACTTCATCCGGCCGATTCTCGACAACATCGGTAAGGGCATTCACGCCGTGGGTGAGATCGCCTCCAAGGTGGGCGACGCCATGCGGAACGCGTTCTCCGGCGTCGTGGACGTGCTCAAGTCTCCGATCCACATGGTGGGTAAGCTCCTGGCCAGCCTCCCCGGTTCGGTCATGGGATTCGACATCCCCGGCGTCTCCACCATCAAGTCCTGGGGCGAGACGCTCCAGAACCTCCGCACCGGCGGCGTGGTCAACAACGGCATGGCCGGACGTACCCGTAACGGCGTGTTCTGGGGTCCCGGCTCGGGTACCTCGGACTCCATCCTGGGCGTGGACGCTAACGGCATACCCACCGCGCTGGTGTCCAACAAGGAGGGCGTGGTCACCGCCCAGGCCATGGCCAACGGTGGCGCGGCCTTGGTGGCCTGGCTCAACAAGACCGGCGGCCTCCCGGCGTTCGCCACCGGCGGCCAGGTCGGTGAGCCCTACGGACTCCCGACCGGGTCGAACATCTCCTATGGCGCGCCGGGGTTCCCCGACTGGGTCACCAAGCTCGGCGCGGAGCACAACGTCAAGCCCTCCACGTACGCCGGACACCAGGAGTCGGACCGCAACGAGGCCGGGTACGCTCCCAACCCCCAGCACCTCAACCGCGGCATTGACTGGAGCGGGTCCGTGGAGGCCATGGACGCGTTCGCGCGGTGGCTCATCGGCGTTGCGCCTGACTCCACTCCGCTGGAACAGATCATTTGGCAGAATCCGAACACCGGGGCCAAGGTCGGCTGGCATGGCCGGTCACCGGACGCCGGGTTCTCCTATTTCGCGGCCGACTACGGCGGCCACACCGACCACGTCCATACCCGCCAGTCGGCGGCGTTCGGGTCGGCCAAGCCTCCGGTCCCCGAGACCACCACGACGGTGCCGGGATACGTCCCTCCGGCCGATCTCAACCCGGACGGGACCAACCCGAACCTCCAGGGTGGCAACGTCACCAGCCCCGGCTCCACCACCGAGCAGCCCAAAAAGACCCGGCTCAAGAGCTTCAAGGAGTTGGGCATGGAGGCCGGTGGCCTGGTGGCCGAGGGTATCGCGGAGTTCTTCGGGCTCCCCGAGTGGATGACCGACCCCCAGGGGTACATCGACTCCAACAGTGACGACGGATCGAACGTCCGCACGTCCGGCGACAAGGGCACCACCGGCAACGCCGGGACCCCGAACACCGCTCCCAAGGAGGTGGACCCCACCAAGCTCCGGGAGGCGGAGGACAAGGTCACCGACAAGGCCGAGGCGGCCCGTCTGGCGCAACTCAAGATG